AACATTTAGTGTTGTAATCGAACCTCTTACAACAGGATTAATTTTTGCATGATAATCCTCTGGAGATACTGTATTAATTCCAACAGTTCCCTTAACTGTAACAATAATTGGAGGATAGTTAAACACATGGTCTCCAGAACCCACTGATGTCATTCCAACAAATTGTTTTGAAATATAATTTGCGTTTGATAAGGTTGACCCAATACCAGCAGATGCAAGTCGGAATCTGTCATCACTTATCTTTAAAACATAGTAATCTTGGTCTGTATCTAAACCACCAACCTTAACTTGATTGTTTGAATATCGAATTATCTCTCCATCAGCAAATCCGTGATTTTTATATTCAATAAAATCAGAATATGTGTTAATACCAACCGTAGGAACTAATCGTCTTTTATTTTCATACCCTTCGCCTGGGTTTTCAACAATAATTTGACCTAAAACAAACTTTTTATTTAAACTTTGGAATCTTTGTGTACCATCAGCGAATCCAGTTAGATTAAGTAAGTTTGATTTAGTTAACGCATCATTCTCATTGTTTGCAAGTTTGATTGTTGTATTGTTAACTTTAGATACGAAATAAACAGATTCATCAACAAGTCTTTGATCTGGTGTTTCTTGAATTAAAGTTGTGGTAATACCAGCACTTGCGATACCAATTGCACCAGTATTAAATGTTTTATAGATTACAGCCTCTCCATCACGGAACTTATGAAATGTTCCGAAACCAATTGTGTCTTCTGATATACTAATTATATTACCTGTTGATGATGCATCAAAGTCAACAAAATGATCAACCTGTCTTAATCTTGATCTTGCAATCGCATTTTGACCATTACCACCACCGATCTCAATATCAGGTGGTGCAGTATAATCAAAGCCTGGATCTATAATATCAATTCTTTCAAACTGACCTTTAATATTTGCTGTTGCACTTACACCAGCACCAGTTAAACTCTCAAGACTCACTGTTGGTGGGGTGATCACATCATATTGAGAACCACCTTCCAAGACATCAATCGTTTCAACACCACCAAAAAATATAACATCACCTGACTTATAGTTTGATATCTCTGTACCATTTACAAACATGCCAGTGGTGCCTGGCGCTGTCTCACGCCTCGCCCCATCAAAGACTGGATTCAAAGAAAATCTTTTTAATAATTTTTGGTGTTCAAGTTTTTTATTTGCTAAATCAGGAACGGAGATTTTAAATGTACCATCTCCAGTTGCATCTACAAAATCACCGTTTACCAAGTCAGGTAAGGAGTTTGCAAGACGAATATTATTAGAATCAACACGACTCACATAATAATTTTTACCATCAATTAACTGACCTAGATTACCACTTACAACACTATATGTAACAACTTCTCCAGAATAGAATCCATGATCTGATGCACCCTCTGTAACCTGTATCAACTGTATAACATCGCCGCCAGTGGCGCCAGTCCACGTTACAGAACGATCTGGTGCAACTATAGGTTCATTGCCTAAACTTGGAATTGATGGTGCAGCAACATATGCATGAGGATGTGGAGGTAATGCAAACGCATTATCACTATCATGGTCATATACATTTTGAACGTCTGTTGTATATTTTGTAATATTATCATGTAAAGAACTATTTCCTCTCTTTATTCTTCTACGAATAAACGCAAAATTATTTTCAGCAACGCTAGGTAAATCACCTAAAATGAAAGTCGAACTACTAACAACACTTAAAACACGACCAACTGCAACTAAAGTAGATTGACCATCTAAAACCTCAATTGCATCTTCTTCCAAAAATCCATGATCAGAAAGAGTTTCAATATTAAAACTACTGTTAGATTGTCTAACAACAGACTTGGGAGTAAATTTTACAGAAGTGTTATAAACATATGATCCAAAGTTAAAGTCCTCAGAACTTTTGTTAATACCAAATGATCCAACTCTAACCTTATCACCTTTATTAAAGTAAAAAGTATTATCGGGTATTGGAAAATCTTTTAAAACACCAGTTATTAGAACTTCAATTTTATTAGTATTGTTCGCAAAAGAATATCCATAAGCAACATTATTATATCTTACGTCATCACCAATACTTAAAGTATCAACAGCTGTGGGTAATCCTACAAATTGGTTTGTGGTTTTACTTGTATAAGTAACAACTCCAGCTGTATTGGCTGTTGGGAGTGATAAAGAACCACTTGTGGGGAATCCAACAGTCGTATCAACAGTCATTACAGTTGAACCAATGGTCACTGGATTCACAACACGAGTTCTGCCTGGAACTATAAAGTCACCATCAATAGAATCTTGAGTTACACTAATTTGATAATAATGTTCTCCACCATATATAAAGTCTTTTACATCTGATATCGCACCAGAAGCACCACGAATATTACTATCATCTTCATCAGCATTTTGAAAAAGTGTAGATCCTTTTAGATTACGAGGATCGCCTGTGATTGATTTGACTACAAAATCTTGTGCAAATCCATAATCAGCATCAGATGGTTTGATTAAAAAATCAGATGGTTTAATAATATTAACTTCTTCACCATATAAGGCTCTAAATAAAATCTTATATGATTCCTCTGTTCCTTTGGTCTTATAAAAATCTTTAATCTGTCTAATAAATTTAACTTGATCTAAATTACTTTCTAATTTACGATTCTCAAAACCACTTGCAAAAGTAGTTTTAAGTTTATTGAAAAATTCTTTAATGAAAAGATTTGATAAGTTATGAACTTTTGAACCACCAGTGTGAGCAGCACCAACTGATGTTTTAAATTCAACAAGATCTGGTCTTGTAGGTTGATCTAAATTAGTTACACCACTAAACCCACGAACACATCCAGTGAATGACGTGGTTCCGATGCCAGTGTAAGTGATGATCTCATCATCTATTTTTATTAATCCATACTTACTAGGATAACCCTTTGTTGAATCTACAAAGATTGTAGAAGAGTAAGATTCAGTATTTGTTGTTAATCCAGTATATTCTGTAAGTGCAGCACCAACAAATGTTTGTAAATTAGTATATCTATCAAGATTTTCAGCAATGTTTATCGATCCACCTTGATATTCTTGAGAGATATAATATTGTTTCATGAAATCCACAAAAAGTGGATTTTCAGACTGCACAAACTCAGGTAACTGGTTTTCAATTACCTGATTTATCTCGACTCTTTGTATTGAGGTATCTATCATTAATATCCGCCGCCAGAACTAGAACTAGATGATGAAGATGTGGAAGAACTAGAACTTGTTGAAGTTGAAGATGAAGATGCATACGTTCCACTAGTTGTAGTTGTCGCAGTCGAAGAAGCTGTTGATGGAAGAATTGCAGCTGCTGTTGAGACAGGAGAATTAGATTTTCTTGTGAAAGTTGGAGTGTAGTAACTATGTGTGTGTACAAATCTTGATCCAGAGGTATTTTCACCTGATGCAATCAAATCTGGTATCATATTGATAGTCGTATTTGTCATATCAAACTTAACATATAAATCTCTAAGTCCAACGATATCGTTTGAATGGGGAATTGCTTGAATTTCAATCACGTTATTTGCAATTGATGTTGAAAGTATGTTCACAGTATCTATAAGAACTTCACCATGCATATAATCAACTGTTCCAGCATTTTTCTTGACTATAGTTGGAGCTCCACCTTCTGTATATGTAAAGAAGAATATTCTACCCTTTTCACGATTAATTACTTCGTCAGCGAGATAAACAGTTCCAGTAATACCATCAATTGTAAATCCTGTTGAAACTACATTGTAAGAACTCTCTTGAGTATGGAACATATTACCAAAACAAATCTCATATTGAGCAAATTGACCTAAAACTGCTCTTAAATTACGTCTGATTGTTACTAGAGTGATGTTTGATGTAATTGATGAATCAACACTGTCAATCAATGACACAGCTTTACTATATTTAAATCTACCACCAAACTTATTAACATCAATTGATCTTGAATATTGAGTTAATGCATTTGAGATACCAGTTTTAAGATTTTCTGAGTCATCATTTAAATTTGGATTATAATATGGATTTGTTTGTATCTCAACATACAAATATTTCAAATCTACAAATTCTGGAACAATACCAGCAACTGCATAACTTTTTAACTTTTGTATTAATTCTCTTTTTGTCTCATCTGATAAAAAATCACCATTTCGAGGTTTTACCGATATAAAGACTTTACCAAAACGAGGCGGACTCATTTCTTCACCACCATAAGCAGTTACAGACTCAACATTAGGGTAGATGTATCCTAAAACTGATTCATAATCGGATGAAGTGACTGCACGATACTGAGAAGAGTAAATTCTTGGTGCATAATACTTGATTGAAGAGATGGATTCAATTTCATCACCATCTCGTGACTTTTCATCTGTTGTAACAAGACCAATTAGATCAGCATTGATTGATCCACCGTCTTGATTAGTAATATTACCTACAAAACTAAACTCTGAAGCACCATTTCCCTCTCTTCCATCACTTGTTATGTAAGAAACAGTCACATAGTTCGCATTTGCAAGTTTTTTACCGATTACATTGTCGCCAAAGATCAATTCATACCTTTCATCTTCAATTTCTTGTAATAAGTATGAAGATGATGTTGATGTGATACCAATAATGTTGTCAATCTGTTTATAAGTGACTGAAGATGTTGAAGTTTCAGATTGTCTGACTTTAACATTTATCGTTGAAGTGTCAATAAAGGAATTATCTAAAATATATTTCTGATTTGATAAAGAAGTATCAACAGTAAAGTTTTGCGATACAAAATTACCTTCATAAATTTCAATATTGTTAAATTGAGCAACTCCATTTGTCACAGGGACTGTAATATCCTCTGGAATGCAAAATATGTAGTTAGTATTGTCTCCAGAACCATTACAAACGATACCAGAGTTCAATGTAAGTGTAGATGTCTCTGTTAGACCATCTACAGTAAAAGAAACCTTTGCTCTTGCCGATCTACGAGATCTTGGAACATATCCAATATTTCTTGCAAGTGATACAACATTTTCTCGAAGTGTAGCGGAATCAAGAAAACACTCATTTACCGCCATATTTGTGTTGTAGGCAGTTGTATATGTGTTATACGCTAATGCATCAATAATTATTGAAAGGTTAGACCCTTCAAAGTCATAATCGGTGAAATTTGTATTCGCCCTCAGATAATCTCTGATAGACTGTTTTATTTCATCGAAATCTAAATTTACATATTGACCGAAAGCCATTATACTCTAGCTGGGTGTAGGAGAACGTTTACTTCTTGTGGTGGAACAGAAAGACCAATAATATCATATTGAACTGTGCAATTTAGTTCGTTTGAGTCTGGATAAATCGATACACTTACCGAAATACCTGCAATTCTTGGTTCATAATTTTCTAATGAGTTCTTTATTTCATCTGAAATACGAATTTGGTTCAAAGTTGTGTCTAATTCAAACAAGGCATTGTTAATTACTGATCCAAAATTAGGTTCAAAGGGTTTTTCACCAATAATTGTAAAAATTATGTTCCTTACAGACCTTTTGATAGCGTCTTCATCACGAATTGTCACTACATCATTCGTCACAGGATGACGTTTGAAGGATAAATTAATATCTTTGAATGCCCTAGAAGCCACTATTTACACAATTAGTTTGCTGTTTTTATTTATACCGCTTTTTTTATCTTTTTACAACACGAATTCGATATTTTTCCGATTCTAAAGCGCTAATAATGTATTTAGCACAAATTCTTGGGTCTTTTTCGCCGCAAGTGAAGAAATCTGCGTTCAAACGACCTAATTCAGGCCAAGTATGACAAGAAACATGACTTTCTGCTAGTGCAAAAAGAGATGTAACACCACATGGACTGAATTTATGTGTATATTCATTTAATATTGTCATCTCCGACTTCAAAATAGCACGAGTGAAGATGTCACGAAGGAAATTTGGACTATTTAAGTCATCAAAATACCCATCGTAGACATCAAGTATC